GGTGGTCAATATGACTACACTAACTACAATCACAGCATGCAAAGAGCATGCACCTCACCTAGCCTCTATCTCAGAGGTAGCAGATGTAGAATATACATTCTGCGAGACATGTGAAAACAATATTGAAAGATTTTGGATAGAAGACCCAGACAGATTGTCTTGGTGGTCAGATTGGAGTATCTCTAAATGATTATTACTTACTCAATATGGCAGGGTAGCGAATTGCTATCTGTAGACAGTACTGCTAACAACGCAGAGGAAATCCTTAGCGTTATGAAAGAATTAGAAAAACTAGGTAAGGGATTTACTTACCATATTAGAAAGGTAGATACTAAATGAAAGTATTACTAACAAGCATGTCAGGCACAACAAGCCTACTCAATCTAAACACTACAGATGAGGTGCATGATTTCATTGCACTATATCCCAAGCACATAGATAAATCGTTACGTGTGCGTGTTACATGCGATATATTAGGCATTGACGGGTGGTTACAAGGTGAGGCATAGGTAGATCCTATGTGTGCTCACTATTATTTATAGTATTTATATTATAAATCATGTATCGTACATCTGATAAAAATATTCAGATTTCTGTCAAACCTATTTCCCCAAACCCCAAAACCCTATTTTAAATAATTTTTCAGAAAACGAGCAAAGCGAGTTTGCTTCAGATTTTGCGGTATACTAAAACCATGGATATATCAGAATTTAATAAAATGCAGGGTACAGATCAAGAAAACCTAGAACTTAAACTACTATCTGATACATGTGGAGATAGCTGTACATGTAAAACCCCTATAGAATCTAGCTGTGTTTGTGGCGATGAGGTTTGTAACTGTTAAATAACAAAAAGTTATTTACCATTTATGGATAGGACATCTAGCATCGGCTAGCTCGGTTTTAAGTTTCATAAAACACTTACACTTTTTGCAGCGGGATGACTTAGAAAAAAATTCACAGCTTTGACATATTTTCAAACGGTATTGAGACAATTCCACACTAGCTCTAGGCGTAGAAGGTTTTAACCAATCACCAAAAGAAACATCATCTGACATTAAACAACAATTCTCTCTGGATCGCCTATAATAGAACAATCCACGGTAGTCCAGAGTTGATATGACATTGACGCAGATATCTTAGCATGAAAGCCTGGTTTATCTATCACGTATTTAAAACCACCTTTCTTAGATTCCTTCACACCCCATTGGCCAGTATAGTCTAATTTAGAGGCTTCAAATACAAATAGGTAATAACACTTAGGATCTGCCTTTCCTGGTATGTTAGACCAGTCTTCTGGGGCTTTTGCAAGGCATATGTAGAAATCTGCATGAGTATCTTCTATTGCTTCTACCATAGATTCTATTGTGTCGTGTTTTCCTAATCTACTCCCCGAAAATTTTAGGGTTTTCTTTTTTGGATCATAAATACCAGACTTAATTGAAAAAGACTTTCCCTCATTTAGCGTTAGGTCTTTTGAACCGAGCAACGTGAGGTCTTTAGATACAGTATGTGAGCGATTTGGCTTCCAGTCATTGGGGTATCCGTTTTCCTGCAAAACCTCAGCAATTAATTCTTCCAGGAATTCAGATATCGCAGGCAGTCGGTATAACATGTGATGAAGCCGTAACTTCTCAATTAAAAATATTTTCAGAATATTTTTGATGCTATCTACCATTATCCAATTGTAGCGTAGAAAGGTTTATATGTCCATACACCGTATATTGTACATATTTGCATGTGTAATGCAGGGTTTGTACATAGGTGGTTTAATACCCTCTATTTCGGCGAATTTAAAAATTGGCGAGAACTTATATCGGGCGAACTTGTATTTTTTAATATTATATAATGATATAATTATCTTATTATGACCGCAACCGAATGGGCAGGATTTGTCCTTACATTACTCTCAATCGGGGGAATTTTACTTAGCGGAATTCGTTGGTATATTAAAGTCCAGATCAAGCCTATACACGAAGCGGTTTGCGATATTCGTGCCGAAACCAAAACTAACGGCGGAACCAGCATGCGTGATGAAATTAGGGCAATTAAAGCGGAACAAGAAGAAGCAAAGCAATTGAGAAAAGCAACTAGTGATAAACTAGATCATATGTATGAGATATTGCTTGAATATGTTTCTCGCTCTAAATAACTACTATATATAATATATAAGATATCTTAAAAACCTTACTAGTTAGTTATTCTTTTCTTTATATATTTTAAGTATACACTATCAATACTCTGGCCTATTGGTATAAAGTGGACATTTGGTACTATTACTAATATAACAATTTGATAACAATTAAAATTCATATACCCTGGTTAATTTATAATATAATGTTATAATCATAATGGTTGGCTCCTAGGTTGCTCTCTACCCACCCCACTGCCCCTAGGAGTCAATCCTATTTATTATGGTATAATCAATGATATGTGCTCACCTACAATAGAAAAATTTGGGGCCACCCCAGCAAATATACAATGGACTGTGGTTCGTGGCGATTCTGCCTCATTTACAGTATCCCTTCTTGAAAATGACGAAGTTACAGAATTTGATACAGATGGCTGGACATACTCTGCAACAGCTTATGATCCAACATCAGACGTTTTAGATGACCTTCCAGTAACAGTAGCTAATAGCGTTGTGACAGTTACAGCTCCAGCAGAAACTACAGCAAACTGGGGAACAAAATATAAATCAGTAGTATCAGAACTTTCTTTTGATTTACAAGCAACAGTTCCAGACGGAAATACAACAATAACTTGGACTCCAGTAATTGGAACAATCTGTGTTCTTGGAGATATTACTCCTGTGAGCAGTTTATGATAATTAAAATTAAAGATACAAACCCTAAACTCCCACCTATCATTAAGATAAACGGGACAATATTTAAAGTAAAGAAGTAACACCTTATGGCTGTATCCAAAAGTATGGACTCGCCAATTAAAAAATCTACATACGCTACTAAAGTAGAACAGTCTCAAGACAGTGATGGTCAATTTTTATTTCTTCCAGTACCTGGGCCCACAGGTGAGCGAGGTCCTAAAGGAGAAATAGGCCCACAAGGTTTACAGGGTATACAAGGATTAAAAGGCGATAAAGGCGATCCAGGTATAGATGGCAAAGATGGTAAAAATGGAATTAATGGTAAAAGTTTAGCATCTCCTTCTGAACAGATGATTGGTTGGGGATATTATGAAAATAAATATCCTAAACAAGAAAGAACTGGAATTAATGAAGGTGAAGATGGTTGGGTTAACCTTTTACTAAATAGCACATCAAGTAATACACAAGAGGCTTATTTACCTAAAGGCAATGTTTCTTTATGGAACAAATCTACACAGAAGTTAAACTTTAAAACCTTAAATGTTGGAGCAATAGTAACAATTCGTTATAACGTATCCTTGACTACATATACAACAAATACTGAGGTTTGGTTTAAAACATTTTTAGACAATGATTCTATATCTCCATTGTCCTATGTAGGAAACTTAAAATACCAATATGACTATGATTTTTCTATTGAGCAGACCGTTTTTGTTGAGGATCAAAAAATACAATCTTTTGGAGCAATACCACAAATAAGAACAGATAATCCATGTGAAGCAATGATTAAATCTGTCTATATTTATGTATCTTAATATATGCTATAATACATTTATAAGGCTACCGCTTTATTTTAACAAAGGACTAACTAATGGGTTCAAGATATTTTCCAACTCCTGCAGATGAGATCGGTAAAGCAACAGTTACTGCAAGCACAGGCTCACCCACTATTGATTCTGCAACTCGTGCAGGCAAAACTATTTATAAATTTACTGGTTCTGGAACTATTACTGTTGGTGCTGCAGGTTATGCAGAAATTCTTGTTATCGGTGGTGGCGGAGCAGGACCAAACGCAGGTGGTATGACCTATGATGCCGATCTTAATATATTTAAATACCCAACAATAGAGGAGAAATAATCATGGGTCAATCAGTATTTCCTGAAGCTTCTGCAGCTGCTGCAAGTTCGTTGTATAGTCGTGTACAAACATTTACGTCATCTGGTACGTTTGCACATCCAGATGGATATGCATCACCTAGACCTATATTTGTTGTCCTTATTGGTGCAGGCGGTGGCGGTGGGTCAGGTTGCATTAATCCTTCTACGTCAACTACGTCACTTGCATTTTTTGGTGGCTGTGGTGGTGCTTCTGGAATAGCAATGGCAGTAAACACTTCTGTTTCAGCAGACACCTCTGTTACTATCAGTCTGGGTGGCGCTGGCGGAACTGCTCCTACGGCTTCAAGCTCGGCAGCGGCAAACGGTGCTTCTGGAACCGCTGGCGGGTCTAGCGTGTTTGGAACATTGACCGCTAGCGGTGGCGGTGGTGGTTCAAATGGTGAAAGAAATACAAGTAGAGTCACTAAAAATGGCAGTACTGGTGGTAATCCTGGAACTGCTGGCACTGTTGATATAAGCGCTACTGGTGGTGCACGTGGAGCATTTGATGGATTTAGCAACGGTAATGGAACTAGAGAATACGCTTCCACGTACAGTTTTTCTGCAACAGGTCAAAACGGACTTTCAACTTGGATAAATGAAAGTGCGACTGGAACCAGACAAGCAATAGTGTCATCTCAAATAAATTCTATTAGCCCGTATATATCTGGCGGTGGAGCAAGTGGAGGTCTTGGAACTAATAAAACTTCTGCTTATACACAAGTTGGCGGTACTGGTGGTTCTGGAGTTTATGGCGCTGGAGGCAATGGCGGCACTTCTCAACTTACTTTAGCAACAACCGCTGCAACTGGAACTGATGGTTCTACCCCTAGCGGATTTGGTGGTGGTGGCGGAGGCGGTGGGTTTGCAGCGGCAGTTGGAGCAGGACTTTGCACTGCTGGCGCAGGTGGTGCTGGTGCACCTGGTGTATGTATTGTATTTTACTAAGGAGAAATAATGTTATATTTTGCAGTAATAGAAAATGATAAAGTTACTAATCGTATAATTGCTGATTCATTAGAAATAGCAGAATCAGTAACTGGTAAAACGTGTATTGAATTTACGGATATACATACAGGAAATATTGGTGACACTTATGACGGTACTAATTTTATAAGCCCCACAATAGAGGAGAATAATTAATGGCAAATACAGTCTTCCCAATAGCTGCTAGTGCAGCAGCGGCTTGAACAATTGCACAATGCCACTTTCTTTGCTATACTATAACTATGAAAAATATAATTTTTACAAATACTTCAGGGTACAAAGATATATTAAAACCAATACCAGCATATACAATGGTTCCAGAATGGTATAAACAAACAGAGTCTTATATCGGTGGAGAAAAGAAACCAGGCGGTAATGGTGAAACCAAGGCTACTATTAAACGGTGTATGCCTATATTTGATGCAATGACAGCAGGTTATTTAATTCTATCTCCCGCCGATGTTTGGGTATCTCTTAAAGAAGCAACTGCAGTTGATGCAAAAACTGGAGAGCCTGTTGAGGGTGAGGCTACAAAAATAATGCAATACTTTGAGTGGTCAAGTTTTGGACTTATTTCTTTTCACCCAATTGAGCAAGCAGCGCTGCACCCAGCAAAAAATGAACATGTTTATCCAAAATGGATTAATTATTGGTCTATTAAAACACCAAAAGGGTACTCGGTTCAAATCACACAACCAATGCATAGAGAGTCAATTTTTACAATTATGCCTGGAATTGTAGATACAGATAAATATACTGCTCCAATTAATTTTCCCATGGTTATAAATGATCCTAATTTTGAAGGGCTTATTCCAAAAGGAACCCCCATAGCGCAAGTTATTCCATTTAAAAGAGAATCTTGGCAAATGGAAATTGGTAAAGATTCCGATATTATTGATCAGGCTAATATAACTGTTGAACTGCAAACCAAACTTTTTGACCGTTATAAAGGCATGTTTAGGACTAATAAAGAGTATAAATAAGTCTGGTATAATAATACCAAAGATAGTTAAATCTATTATTACCAAGCAAGGAGTAACTAATGGCAAATTATGCGGTAATTGATAACGAAACAGTTGTCAACGTAATTGTTGCAGACTCACTAGAAGTCGCACAAGAAGTTACAGGAAAGACCTGTATTGAATATACAGATGAAGCCCCACTAGGAGTTAACTGGTATTGGGATGCTACAGCAGATTCTTATATCATGCCAGCACCATATGCTTCATGGGTATATAATTATGAATTAAAAGTTTGGGAAGCACCAACACCTATGCCAACACCAGAAGAAAACCAATCCTATACCTGGAACGAAGCAACAACTTCTTGGGATCTAGGAGACTAAAATGGCTCAAGCAGTATTTCCACAGCCAGGAAGCACAACACCACCAGTGCAACTTCAGCATGTTGTTAATTCAACAGGTAACGTAACAACAAACAATGGAGCAGGTGTAATGGGCTATGCCCTTGTTTTTGGTGGTGGCGCAGCAGGTGGTCGTGGAACAAGTTCTAGTATAAATGTAGGAACTGGCGGCGCAGGTGGCGCAGGAGCAATTGGAGTTTTTTCACAATTTGTTACAAACACATCAACTATTGCAGTAGTTGTTGGTGCAGGAGGAACGGCTAATCTTGGAGCAGGTGGAACAAGTTCTGTTGCTGAATGGGTAGTTGGACGTGGAGCAAGCAATAATCTTTCATATACAATAGGCTCTTCAGGAGGAAACGGACTTGGTGGCCAGAGTTTATCTGGAACATCTAATCCAGGAGAAAGTGCGGGAGGAGCAAACAACTTTATTCTTTCAGCAGGTGGTGGTGGTGGTGGACCAAGTAATTCATATGCAGGATCTTACTCAGCAGGTGCAGGAGGAACTAGCAACGGTTTAGGTGGTACAGGAGGAGCAGGAGGAAATCCTGGAAATCCTGGTAATGCAGGCGGCGGTGGCGGCGGCGGAGGTTATGCAACTCAAAACAACGTAAGTAACAACGTTGGCGGTTCACAATCTAATGGCGGCGCAGGTGGCGCAGGAAAAGTTTATATTTATTATTAAAAATAGTGTATAATTAAACAATACGTGATCTTACGATAAAAGCGGGGACACGGCTAAAGAAGAGGTAATACAAATGGCTACAACAACTAAGGCTCTTGCTCGTACAGCAGCAGCAACTTCATCAGCAACACTATATACAGTACCATCATCAACTACTACAGTTGTTACTAATATTGTAGTTGCAAACTCAGCAGCAACAGCAGCAACATTTACTATCACACTTGACGGTGTAGATATGCTAAAGACAGTTGCAATTGCAGCAAATACAACAGCGTTTTTTGACCTAAAGCAGGTACTTGCTACAACTAAGATTATTGCTGGTTTTGCTTCAGCAGTAACAGTATCATTTCACATCTCAGGTGTAGAAATTTCTTAATTATTTTAAGATAAGGATACCCCAGCCTATATGGTTTGGGGTATTTTTATTTATGCTATAATAAAAACATGTCAAATATTAGATATATAAAAAGGGAAAACAACAAGATGTTTGCTATCCTTGACTCAAATCATATAGTTGTAGACTGCTGGACGGCTGAGTCTTTATAAGAAGCCCAAAAAGAAAATCCTGGACAAATTGTGCTTGAAGCAACAAAAGAAAATTCTCCATTTATTTTAAATGAAAAATACACAAAAATAGCCAACCTTTAATAACCACAAACTTTATATGTGTTAGGTAAGATTATCTGTATTTTTTATTTTTCCAGATATTGTTTTTATAATAGCCAGTAGTAACTCTTCTTAATTTTAACATAAGCCTATCTGCTTCTTCAGTAATAGAGTTATCAATTTCGCTCTTCCAGTCATCTCTTTTAAATGGTATTATTTGAGCAATTGGAGTTCCTTGTGGAATAGTTCCTTCAAACCCTTTTTTTAATAGAAATGGTATTTGACCATCTACCAAAACTATATCTGCATCAACAATACCACTAAAGGTTGTAAAAGGAAGATCAAAATGATTTAGTGGGTGTGTTATTAAAAAACTATAGCCAATTGGTAACTTGATATTAAATGGCTGTTTCCAGGCATAATGTACCTCACAGTACTCTGGACCAATTGGTATATTTTGTAGTGTGTTCATGTTTCTTTCGCTTGCAACGGCTGGAGTAGAACCCCAAAAAATAGAAGGTTTGTCATCTACCACTTTTACTTGAATGTCTTGCCAAAGTTCAATCATATATCCACTTGTCAGTGAGTCTAAAAATGGAGAACAGGATTTTATAGTTGAAATCCCATTTGGAGAATCATTAGGATCAAGAGAAGGTTTACCACCAATAAACTTTTCTGATTTTTTATACCAATCTGGTATAAAATTTGATGCTGGTTTTGGATAGTTTAGAGTATCGTCTTTAGAGCCAAACTTTATAATTTTAGACATAAACTCAGTATAGCATAGGGCAATGTATAACCAATAACTAAATTATATTTTTAACAAAAAAAATACCCCCACCAGTTAAGGCAGGGGTTATTTTTTATATTTAATTATATTGGCTAGGGAACTTCTTCATCCACATCTTGGTTTTGGCTGTTATGCCTTTCCAAGCAGACCAGTTCTTACCACCATCGCTCATATGGTATGCAATTTTTGCGTTTATGACGGGATTCAATAAATCAGAATTTGTTTTAAGGTTAAACTTATCACGACGTTCTGGACCTAGATCACTAATCATATTAATTTGAAATAGTCCATAAGAACTATCTCCTGTTTTTGTATTGCCATTAAATCTAATAGGTTGTCCATTAGATTCCTTTTTTGCTATAGCCCAGGCCTCTTGCAAGTCCAGTCCTTTAAACCCTACTGCCTTTAAAACTAGCACCAAATCTTTGTCTGAAAGAGTTGCTGCATTTTCATACTTCTTTAACATTTTTACCCTAGAAACTAAAAAAACCGCTTTAGGGGCGGTAGATTGCTTCAAGGCTACTTCATTTAGTAAATTATTCTTGGTAGTAGCATTTGCATTATTTGAAAAAATAGCAGATGTAAACACCAATAACAATACCCCAAACCACACTTTTGTTTCTCTCATAGTTTTTACCTCCTAAGAAACGAATGAGACCTAATTGGTCTCATAATCTAGTATAACACAATCTACTATCCAGTACAACATTAATGTCCGTTTTGTCCGTTATATTTATAACTTTTTGATAACAAAATAAATGACTACATATATGATATAATAAAAGAACTATGGCTAATTATAGAGGGCAAGAAATAAAAGATGCGTATGATGTTGGTTTAAGACCACCAATTGTTAGTTGGACGGTAGTTAGAGGCGATACTGCTGCATTTAGAGTTTATACAACAGATGATAATAAAGATCCTCTTGTAATTGCCGATTGGGATATTCTTTGTGAATTCCGCCGCCCAGATACAGCAGGAGATTTTACACAAGATTCTGCTGGAACTATTTTTACAATTGTTCCCGTAGCAACAGAGAATGATGAAGTTGGTGAGTTTACAGTTTCTTTAACTTCTGTACAAACAGAACAACTACAAACTGGAGACGTATTTGATGTTGAACTAAGCGACATGGATAGAGTCTGGACAGTTTGCCAGGGTAAAATGATAATTATTGAGGATGTAACTGACTAATGGCAACTGCTGTAATTATTGATGATTACAGAAATAGAACTACTGTTCCTAAAGCCATAAATCATCCAATAACACAAATAAGTTATTCTGCTCCTTTGACGGTAATTAATTCAATACTTCCATTTAGAGTTAGATTTACTACTATAGGAATTGAAGGATATTCTGCTTCAAATCCCCCAGGAATTGGCATTCAGATTATTGGTTTTTCAAATTATATTATTTAGGGGAAAAAATGAACAATGAAATTATAGATAGTGTTTATTTTAAAGCAGAAAAAACAAACCATAAAGATAATACTTTAAAATGTGCTTTAGATAAAGCAAAAAAAGATGGTATTGCTTTAGAGTTTGGGGTTTTTTCAGGAAGAACATTGGGTATAATTTCAAAACATTTTCCAGATAAATCGTATGGGTTTGATAGTTTTCTTGGGCTTCCAGAAGACTGGCGACCAAATTTTGAAAAAGGACTTTTTGCTACAAATAAAATTCCAAAAATAGATAAGGCAACAATCATAGTTGGATTATTTCAAGAAACACTGTTAGATTTTTTAAATGAGGAGTTAAATATATCTTTTGTTCATTTTGATGCAGACCTGTATTCATCTACAAAATATGTTTTAGACTCTATAGAGCCTTACCTAGGAGAGACTTGTGTTTTTTTGTTTGATGAATTTTTTAATTATGAAACATGGCAGGATCATGAGTTTAAAGCTTTTTCAGAATTTTTAGATACGTACTCCTGGGAATATGAGCCTATAGCATACTCTAGCAATAATAATCAGATCCATAATGAGCAAGTTGCGTTTAAAGTAACAAGAAAGAGTTAATATGAAATATGATTTTTTAATTATTGGAGCAGGCTTTTATGGTTCTGTATGTGCTAGAGAACTTACAGATAAAGGATATAAATGCTTAGTTGTAGAAAAAAGAGATCATATTGGTGGCAATTGTTATACAGAAGAAATTGAAGGAATACATGTAAGTAAATATGGAGCTCATATTTTTCATACCTCTAATAAAAAAGTCTGGGAATACATTAATAGATTCACAACATTTAATAACTATAGGCATCATGTAATTGCTAAATATCAGGATGAACTATATTCTTTACCTTTTAATATGTGGACTTTTAACAAACTCTGGGGCGTTAATACTCCAAAAGAAGCAAAAGATATTATTGATTCTCAAAAATTTATTGGAGAGCCTCAAAACCTTGAAGAGCAAGCAATTGCAAATATAGGAGAAGAAATTTATGAAAAATTAATCAAGGGATATACAAAAAAACAATGGTTAAAAGACCCTAAAGATTTACCTTCTAGTATTATTAAACGACTTCCAGTAAGATACACATATGACAATAATTACTTTTTTGATGATTATCAAGGAATGCCAACTGAGGGTTTTACAAAAATATTTGAAAAGATGCTTGATGGAATAGACATAAAACTTAATACAGATTTTTTTGAGAATAAAGAATCTTTAAAAAGCCTTGCACAAAATATTATATTTACAGGGCAGATAGATAAATTTTATGATTACAAGTTTGGCGACTTGGAATATCGTCCATTAGAATTTGAGCATGAGACTTTAGACATAGATAACTATCAAGGTCATTCTGTTGTTAACTATACAGAAGAAAGTGTGCCATACACAAGAATTATAGAACATAAACATTTTTATAAAAATAATTCTAATAAAACAATTATAACAAAAGAATACCCCGTTGAATGGAATAAAGGAGATGAACCTTATTATCCAATTAATGATAAACAAAATCAAGATCTTTACAATAAATACTTAGAACTTTCAAAACTTGAGACAAATGTTTATTTTGGTGGAAGACTTGCCGAATACAAATATTACGATATGCACCAAGTAATAGAAAGTGCATTAAATTTTACGGAAAGTTTTGATACTAAGAATGAATAAAAACTTAATTATATCTGCAGTTGGAGATAATTCATTACATGAAAAATGGGTTGGGTCTGACAGTGTTGATTTATTTTTAATATATTATGGAAACAATGAAACAAATTTAAAAAAATATAAATCACAATCAACTTATTTTCTTAACATTAAAACAAAATCAAAATATGAATTTCTAAAAGAAATAATAACAGACAATTTTGAAAAAATACAGCAGTATGGATACATTTGGCTACCCGACGATGATTTAGACATTGATATAAAAGATATAGAAGAGATGTTTTTAATAATGGAAAAATATGATTTATGGATAGCACAGCCATCAGTTGTAAATAATGTAAATCTTCCAATTACTGCAAATAAACCAGATTCAGATATAAGGTTTACTAATTTTGTTGAAGTCATGGCGCCATCATTTAAAAAAGAAGTTATGTTATATTTGTCTCATACTTTTGGAGCAACAGAGTCTATGTGGGGGATGGAACACGTATGGAACGCTTTGTTAGGGGCACCAAAAAATAAAATAGCTGTAATAGATAAACTTATTATGAAACACACAAAGACTACTGGATCAGACTACTCTAGATTTAAAACTAGCCCATATGTTGAAAGAAAAGAATTGTGGGACAAATATATGCCAATGTTAATAAAAACAAATTCTTTGAAGTGGTATAATAAAGTTGAGTCTTTTAAAAATCTAGATAACATAAAGGGGGTAATCTAATTGGCTAGAATTAGTATAGCAACTCCTATGTATGGTGGTGTCTGCCATGGTATTTTTATGAAAAGTATGATGGAGTTAATAAATTTGCTTAGGTCCCGCGGACATGAGGTTTTATACCATGACCTATATAATGAATCATTAATTACACGAGCAAGAAATACTTTGACTGAAATATTTTTAAGAACTAACTCTGAATATCTTATTTTTATTGATGCCGACGAAGGTTTTGATCCAAAAGGCGTGTGTAAAATGGTGGAAGAAGAAGTTGACATTATTGGTGCTGCAGTTCCCATGAAAGGTATTAATTGGGAAAAAGTTGCACAAGCAGCGGTAGATGGAAAAACAAACTTAGCAAAACATTCCTCAATATATAATGTAAACATAAGTAAAGAACAAAAACAAATTCTTGCAAAAAATCCAAATAACAAAGTAGAGGTTGTTTATGTTGGAACTGGACTTGTTGCAATTAAAAGAAAAGTTTTTGATTTTTTAAAACCACATGTTGGTCAATATAGAGTTGATCAATCTGGAATGGGATCCATTCAAAAAGGAGATCCAGTTTACGATTTTTGGAACACTGGAATTAACCCAGAGTCTGAAAGACTATTATCTGAAGATTATCAGTTTTGTCAGTTATGGAAGAATTTTGGCGGCACAATCTATTTAGCCCCTTATGTAAAAGTAACCCACGCTGGGACATATTGGTTTGAATAATAAATTAGAGTCCTTTGGACCAATATACGTAATCAACCTTAAAGATCGTAAAGATCGTAAAGATTTTATGCTAAAACAATTTAAAAGTCACGGCATAAAAGATTTTACATTTATTGATGCAATTGATGGTAACACCCATAACATGGAATCAGATGTAATTAAGTTTGATGCATTAACATTAACAAAGCCAGAACTCGGTGCAGCCATGTCCCACCTGACAGCAATAAAAACTTGGCTTGAAACTTCTGATTCTGACTATGCAATAATTATGGAAGATGATGTAAGTTTTGAAACTGTTCAATATTGGGACTTTAATTGGTCTGAGTTTTTAAAAAATATAAATAAAAAATACGATATATTACAAATGTGTATAATACATAACATAAATATAAACACAAATACTCATTTAAAAGAAATTAATGATTGGTCTGCAGGTGCATATTTAATCAAAAGAGAGTATGCTGAAAAATTAATTAAGAAACACTATCCAGATGATAAGTTTAATTTTTATTTAGATAAAAAATCTGTCGCAGACTTTCTTATTTATTATACAGCAAAAACATACTCTACGCCATTATTTGTTACTAACCTAAAATTAAACTCATCAATAAATCAAGACCACATTTTACAAAGCCACACAAGATCTTATAATCAAATAACAGAGTTTTGGAAATCTAAAAACTCAGAGGTACAAGAAAAAACAACAGATTGTGGATACATCTCTTACCATAAAAACGATCTAGACTTTACTAAGTTTTTATCTATTAATAAAATATATGAACAAGATCTAATTGAAAACCACCTATCAGACATTATAAAAAATTCTTCAACTATTTTAGATATTGGAGCCCACGCTGGCTCGCACACCGTTGTTTATAAGAGTATTAACTCAAATGTAAAAATTCACTGTTTTGAACCCCAGGAAAAATTATTTGAATTGCTTAGTAAAAACGTGTTAGCAAACAATTTATCGGATATCACTCTTTATGGTAATTCTTTTGGGGAATCGGAACAAGAAATAGCCATAGATAGTCTAAACCTAGAGTCCTGCGATTATATCAAAATTGACCTAGAAGGTAAAGAACACCTAGTAATTAAAGGTGCAAAAGAAACTATTGAAAAGTTTAAGCCATCTATTATGTTTAAGCACAACTCACAAAAACCTCCTGTTGAAACATTAAAAATATTTGATGCGACCAAGATTTCAGACATTTTTAAAGACTTAGAAGATTTTGGATACACAATATCATGTATAGATGGCAATGGAAATCATTTGGCAATACCTAAGACAGAAAAGACTGATTAAAAAGTTATCTTTAGGGTATGCCAATCAGTACTAATATAAACGTATGATATAATACAACTATGGCGAAAATATCACTTTCAAGCGTAAAGGCCTTATTCCAAACGGGAGATCGTCCTTCACAGGCAAATTATGAAGACTTAATTGATACCCTTTCTGCACAAAGTACAGATCTTGGTACAGCAGGCAATAATGAAAGTACAATTGATGGAATTGAAAGTGCAACCGTTATAAATAATTATAATGCTACTGAATGGCGCTTAGTAAAGTACTTAATTTCAATATCAAAGACTTCTGGTGGCGATAATAAATATTACGCTACAGAATTAAACATATTAAATGACGGTACAGACGTATCAGTTAGTGAATATGGAATAATAGACAACGATGGGAATATTGGCACCATTAGCGTCTCCAGAGCTGGAAATACAGTTGCTATAACTGTTACACCAGCACCAGGAATAACACCTATAACCGTACGTTATGCACGTATTGGTTTGAAGGCATAACTAAGGAGATAAAAAATGGCAACAGTAAATAAAAACTTCAGAATTAAGAATGGACTTGTAGTTGAAGGTTCAACAGCTACCGTTAATGGCTACGACATTCTTACTAAAGTACAGGCAGACCAAGATTACATCATTAGTCTTATTGGTGGATCAGCAACACCAGAAGCAAACGCAAATGCAGTAGTTCTTCGTGATACAAATGCAAGTTTTGCTGCTAACGTAATTACAGCAGACTTAATTGGTGATGTAACTGGTCAAGTATCAGATATTTCAAACCACGATACAGATGATCTAGCTGAAGGAACTACAAATCTCTATTTCTCAAATGCTCGTGCAACTGACGCAGTTGTAGCAGGTCTTGATACAGATGATTTGACTGAAGGAAGCACAAATCTTTACTTCTCAAATGTTCGTGCACAGGATGCAACCGCAGGATCATATGATGTACTTGGTGCAGCAGGAGATGTAGCAGCAGACCTTTCAACACACGAAGGCCTTACTTCAAATATTCACGGAGTAACTGGTAACGTAGTTGGAACATCAGATACACAAACACTTTCAAACAAATCATTTAGCGATGCAATTACCTTCACTGGTGCAGGCGACTTTGAAATTAATGGTGATGGTAACGTTGTTATTACACCAGGTGCAGGTGAATACATTTTCTGGGGATCAGATATACTTGCAACTCAAGCATATGCTAGTGAATACACAGATAACTCTGTGGCAGCACTTGTTGATTCAGCACCTGAACTTCTTAATACTCTTGCTGAATTAGCTAATGCAATTGCAGAAAATCCAAACTATGCAACTGATATGGCAAATAGCCTTTCACAGAAGCAAAATACATTAACTGTAGGTCAAGGTATTGATATTACTGCAGACACCATTGCAGCAACACTTGGTTCAGGTCTTGCATTTGATGGCTCTGATGATATTTCTGTTGATCGCACTACAGTAGACGGTTGGTATGATGCTAATGGTTCTGCTGCAACTGCACAAACAAATGCACAAAATTATGCAGATGGACTTGCTAATAACTATGAGGCAGCAAACTCAATTGCAACAGCACTTGCAGGTCTTGATACAGATGATATTGCCGAAGGTACAAATCTTTACTTCTCAAATGTTCGTGCAACTGACGCAGTTGTAGCAGGTCTTGATACAGATGATCTATCTGAAGGAAGCACTAACCTTTACTTCTCAAATGCTCGTGCAACCGATGCGGTTGTAGCAGGTCTTGACACAGATGACTTAACAGAAGGAAGCACAAATCTTTACTTCTCAAATGTTCGTGCAACTAGTGCAATTCAAGATGAAGTTATTTACCCAGCAAGTGTTACAACAGTCTCTATTTTACTTAATGGTGTCCGTCAAGAAGAAGCAAACTTTACAGTATTTGGAACTGCTTCAACTGCAAATGTTCATTCCTTTAGTAACTATGATTCAGCAAAATATATTGTTACTGTAGCTGGACCTGTTTCTGGAACTAAACATTCACAAATTACAGAAATTCTTCTTACAACAGATGGAAACAATAATATTGCAATTACTGAATATGGAACAATTTGCACACATGCAAACAATCTTGCTTCATTCTCTGCAGACTATGTTGATAATACTTATCAACTAATTGCAACAGCAGCAGTAGCATGTGAAGTTGTTACAGTAGCAACACTACTTAATAGTTCAAACTACTAATAAAGGAGAAACCAAGTGGCAACGACTGATAAAGATTTTAAAGTAAAAAATGGGTTAATCGTTGCCCTTGGTGGATCTTTTGGCGGTACTGTAACAGTAGATACACCTACTGAAAATACACATGCCGCTACAAAGCTATATGTAGACACTAAAGCTCCAATCGTACCAACAGAGTCAACAGAGCCAGTAAGTCCAGTAGATGGTCAATTATGGTTTGACACTGTAACACAACATTTATCTATTTATTCAACAGATGCTGCTGAATGGATTATGATTGCTACTTTCTCCGATACCGCCGATCTTAGACAACACATTCACGATACTGCAATTGACGGAACTGGACTTATTGTTTCAGTATTCCAAGATGCAGGCTTCTATGATTCAATTTTTACATCAGCTGAAATTGCAGGATTCTATGATTCAGAGTACTGGACAAACAGCTATGATGGCGGAAGTCCATTAGATAATTTCAACTAATTATCTGATATAATATTAACATACACCACAGGAGGCTATAAATGGCAACAAGAATGCAACAGCGCAGAGGTACTGCGGCTCAATGGATTTCAACAAATTCAGGAAATGGCCCCATTCTTGAACCTGGCGAAATTGGATATGAGACCGATACAAACAAGTTTAAAATTGGTGATGGCACAAATCACTGGCTAACCCTTGATTACTTTATTGATGCTAATTCAACAGTAAACCCTGCCTTTGGCTCAAGTATTACATTTGAGGGTGCAACGGCAGATGGATTTGAAACAACACTTCAAATAACAGATCCTACAGCAGATCGTACAATTACTATTCCAAATGTTACAGGAACTGTTATTACAACAGGAAACCTTTCAGACATTACAGACATTGGTATATTTACTTCAACAATCGTAATGGAAGGTTCAACAGCAGATGCTCACGAACTTACCCTTTCAGCAGGAGAACCCACAGCAGATCGTACTATAACATTTCCTGATGAAACAGGAACAGTAGCAACACAAGAATATGTAGATTCAGAAATTGGTGGAGCAGAAGTAGATCAGTCTACACTTGCAGGTAATGGAATTAGCTGGAATGCTGGAACAAGTAAATTTGATGTAGATACTACAACAATTCAGGCTCGTGTTACAGATGTTACAGATACAGAAATCGGATACCTTAATGGTGTTACTTCAGCAATACAAACTCAATTAGATGCCAAATCAACTGAAAGCAAAACAGAAACTTTAACAAACAAAACTTTGACAAGTCCAGTAGTTTCAGGACTTACGCTTTCAGATGGTTCAATCGTTCTTGAAGGTACAACAGCAAATGAATTTGAGACAACACTTACAGTTGCAGATCCAACTGGTGACCGTACAGTAACTTTCCCAGATGCTACAGGTACTGTTGCTCTTACAAACAATAAGTTGGATGCTTTTGCAGCAACTTCTTCATCAGAACTTCAATCAGTAATCTCTGATCACAATGGTAGTGGAACACTTGTTTTTGCTGATACCCCAACACTTGTAACACCAAACATTGGTGCTGCAACTGGTACATCCCTTACACTTTCAGGGGACCTAACAATTAATGGCACAACCACAACAATTAACTCTACTACTCTTGCAGTGGATGATAAGAATATTATCCTTGGTGATGTTGATACCCCAACTGATACAACTGCCGACGGTGGTGGCCTCACACTCAAGGGGGCAACTGATAAAACTTTTAACTGGGTAGACGCTACAGATGCTTGGACTTCATCAGAGCATATTAATCTTGCTTCAGGTAAGACATTAAAATATAACGGAACTGATTTAGTTGCTTCACAAACTAGCAACTCAGGTAAGTACCTTACTACAGATGGAACTTCAACTTCTTGGGGTACAGTATCAGGATATTCAGCACCAACACTTGGATCAACATCAATTGCTTCAGGAGCTACCGTCACAACAATTGCGGGACTAACATTATCAGGTGCAACACTTTCAGGAACATCCACAATTAGCGGAACTGGTGATTTCTTAGTAAGTGGAGACACAAACGTTAGAATTGTTCCAGCTGGAGGCAGTAACGCATATGTTGGAACTTTGTCTGCAGATAATATAATTACAACTGCTGGAAATACACAGACTCTTACAAATAAAACTTTAACTAGCCCAACAATGACTGCTCCTACACTTGGAGTAGCATCTGCAACAAAAATTACATCACCAATACATGCATCACTTGATGCAAGTGGATATGAACAAGATATTTCTCTTATGAATATAATGAGTGCCTGGTAATGCAACATGCCAAGTACTTATAGTGGTCAAGGATCTTTCTCAGGTGTCGGTAGTTTAAAAAATAAAGCAGTTTATACTATTGGTCAAACTGGTCCTGCAGGAGGAAAGATTTTTTATGACGCTGGAAGCACACTATCTTGGGGTCAGTATTTAGAATGTGCTCCAGCTCCTGCTGGTGCTTCAAATTTTAGTGATACAACAGGAACATGGTCAGGTAACACTAATACTTTAGTTGGAACATCTTCAGCAATTGGCACAGGATATACAAATACTTTAGCCATAGTTGCACAAAACAATACAGCAAGTAAAGCAGGAACATATTGTGACGCATATGAGGTTAATGGATTTACTGATTGGTTCTTACCATCAAGAGATGAATTAACTCCATTTATTGCTAATAGGGCTTCGTATTCACCAGTGGCTGGTAATGCATACTATTGGTCCTCAACTGAGAGCAGTGCAACAAATGCTTATGGTCGCTATAGCAGCGGCGAAGCTTCTACTGCAAAAAGTGGAACCTGGTATATTAGACCAATTCGTTACGTAGAATAAGGGAGAAATATAATGCAAGGATTTTATAAAAATGACAACGGCTTTCTAATTTGGTCAGCCGATAGAGTTATCAATGATAACTTTGAATTATGGATAGATCAAAAGGATACCTACTCTTATCCCGTTGAAGGATGGATTTGGGCGGAATCAGAATTAATTGCAAGACAAACCTTAGAGTGCTATGGAGTTCAGCAATTCCCATCTTGGACATTAAATTTAGAAACTGCATCATATGAACCACCTACTTCATATCCAACAGATGGTAAAATGTATATGTGGGTAGAAGAAGATCTTAATTGGCAAGAACTAGTAGAATAATATGCCAAATACGTTCAGCGGAGTCGGATCTTTTTCAGGTGCAGGATCTTTATCTGCCCCTATTGTTTATTCTATAGGCGATACTGGTCCTGGCGGAGGTAAAATATTCTATGATGCTGGAAGCACTTTATCCTGGGGAAGATATATGGAAGCAGCAAATTCTTCTACTTCCCCAGCATTTAATCTTACACAACAACTCAATTGGTCTGGAAATGGAAATACTCTTGTAGGCACTTCCACCGCTATCGGTGCAGGATTGACCAACTCAATTGCGATAGTGGCGCAGAACAGTACCGCCAATAAAGCCGCAACTAGATGCCGCTCCTATACTGGTGGCGGTAAAACGGATTGGTTCTTACCTTCAAGATTAGAACTTGCTCAACTTTACTTACAAAAAACAGTTGTCGGTGGTTTTCCAACAAGCGGAACCGCTGCTCAAACCTATTATTGGGCATCTAGTGAGCAATTTACGTCAGATGCTCATATACAAAGTATGGTAGATGGCACTCAGGACTACTCTGATAAAGGAACTGGTGCTTTCCCAGTTCGCGCAATTCGTTATGTATAAATAGTTAGTAGCACTTTAATTTACAAAAAGTACTAACTCTAAAGTAAAGATTTACACGCTCTTAGTGAGCGTGTTTTTCTTTTTAAACTGTGTTATACTTAGGTACTACTTCAGAAAACATGAAGTACTCGTCTAATTTTACTTTGAAAGGTATATAAATGTCAGAAAGCGTATTCTCTTTTCGTCTATCAGAAGAATTTGTAAATAAATATCAAACCATCCCAGCGCCATTTGGATTCTCAGATGCAGGATCTAACTCTCTGGGAGAGGTAACATTTATTCGTACATATTCTCGTGTTAAAGAAGACGGGACAAAAGAACGCTGGCATGAAGTATGTCGTCGTGTAATTGAGGGTATGTATTCAGTTCAAAAAAACCATGCTAAAGATAATCGCCTACCTTGGAATGATAACAAGGCACAGAAGTCTGCCCAAGAAGCCTTTCAAAGAATGTTTGAATTAAAGTGGACTCCTCCAGGCCGTGGTCTCTGGGCATTTGGAACTCCTATGACTATGGAGAAGCGTAACTCAGCATCCCTTCAAAATTGTGCAATGGTCTCTACTCGTGACATTGATCGTAATGATCCAGGTGCTCTTTTTGCTTGGGTAATGGATGCATTAATGTTAGGTATTGGTGTAGGGTTTGATACCCTTGGTCAAGACAAGCAAATGTCTATCTATGCTCCAACAGAGCCAGCATCTATTTATGAAATCCCAGATACTCGTGAAGGATGGGTTGAGTCTGTTAGATTACTTATTAATTCATTCCTTCGTGCAAACCAGTCTATTCAAGAGTTTACCTATGACCTCATTCGTCCTCTAGGTGCCCCTATTAAGGGCTTTGGCGGGGTAGCAAGCGGTCCAGCACCACTTATTGATCTCCATACACGTATTCGTAATGTAATCGGTTCTAGAGCAGGGGATGCCTTTGATAGCCGTGCTATTGTAGATATTGTAAATCTTATTGGTACATGTGTTGTTTCTGGAAATGTTCGTCGTTCTGCTACCCTTGCACTTGGTACACCAGAAGATCAAGATTTTATTAATCTTAAAAATCCCGAGGTATTTGCAGAAAGAAATTCATATGATCCAAAGAAACCAGGGTGGGCATGGATGAGTAATAACTCTATTGCTGCTGAAGTTGGAACAAAGTATGAAGACTATGTAGATTTAATTGCAGATAATGGAGAACCAGGTTTTATTTGGTTAGATGTTGCACGTAGTTATGGTC